ATTACAAGCAATTTGCCGCTGATGTTTTGCGTGAAAGCAGACTAAAAACCATTGAATCGGTAGGCCGTGGATCACAAACAGCGTCAAGGCTTGCGGCAATTGAAGATGACAATTTAAGCAATGCTGTCCAAGTGGGTCAAGCGGGTGCGGCGGCGGCGGGTGGTAATCCTTTCCCGGCATTGGGCACATTGTCTAAGATGATCACCAAGGCCAGCACCCCAGAGGCAACCCGCAATGAGTTGGCTAAATTGCTACTCCAGCAAGGGCCAATGGCAACAAGGACAATCCAACAACTTCCCGCCCAAGTACGGGCCTACAACGAAAAACTTGCAAACCAAGCGGCTTTAGCAAATGCTTTGGCCCAACAACAGCAAAGGTAAATCATGTCCTACAACGGCTCTGGAACATTCCAAATCAACACCTCTGGGCAACCAGTAGTTACGGGCACATCTATCAGCAGCACAGTTTTTAATGCGCTGACTGCTGACCTTGCCACGGGTTTATCGACTGCCATTACCAAGGATGGACAGACCACTACAACGGCGCGAATTCCCTTTGCATTGGGGATTAACTCTACATTGGTGACAGATGCAACAAACACCACATCTGGGTCAATTATTACGGCTGGCGGGGTAGGCATAGCCAAAGCGCTGTTTGTGGGCACTACAGCTAATATTGCAGGCGTTACAACTGTTCAAGCTGGGACAGCGGCACTTCCCGCCATCACCACATCAGGCGACACCAACACGGGCATCTTCTTCCCTGCGGCTGACACCATTGGGTTTAGCAAGGGCGGTGCGGAAGTGGCAAGATTTGATAGCTCTGGTAACTTTGGTTTGGGTGTTACGCCTAGTGCTTGGTTTAGCGGTACAAAAGCCGTTCAGCTTCTTGGGGCTACTTTTACATCAACGGCATCAACTGGTTATTTGTACCAAAACTCATATCTTGATACAAACACTGTTGAAAAATACTACGCTGACGGTTTTGCAAGCAAGGCAACATTAAGCTCTGGTGGTCATCAATGGTTTACATCCGCCTCCTCTGGCACAGCAGGTAACAACATCACCTTCATCCAAGCAATGACGCTTGATGCAAGCGGTAGACTTATTGTTGGCGGTTCAAATATAAATGGGCGCATTCAATCTATTACTCCTGCTTCATATACTGAATCAAGTTTTAGGGCTGACTCAGCAACAGCAGCTAGTACAAACTGGAATCATTTTTATGGTACATCCAGTAGCAATTCTGTTGCAAACATAATTATTTATGGCAATGGAAACATTGTTAATGCAAACAACAGTTATGGCCCAATTTCCGACATAAAGTTAAAAGAAAACATTGTTGACGCTACGCCAAAACTTGATAATTTAATGAAGGTCAGAATTGTTAATTACAACTTAAAAACTGATCCAGAATTAAAACAGATTGGCGTTATTGCTCAAGAATTGGAACAAGTATTTGCGGGTCTTGTTGATGAGCATCCTGACAGAGACACAGAAGGCAATGATCTTGGAACAACAACCAAGTCAGTAAAAATGTCTGTGTTTATTCCAATGCTTATTAAAGCCATCCAAGAACAACAAGCCCTTATCACAACCCTGACTGACCGAATTACAGCACTTGAGGCGCGTAATGGTTGACAGCACAGAGACCCGTTTGGCGGTACATGAGGCTGTATGTCTGGAAAGATACAACAGCATTGACCGATCATTGCGGGGCGGCGATAAACGCATGACAAAAATAGAAGTGCTTTTGTATGTGCTAATTGTTGCTGTGCTGTTTGGGCCTGGGGTTGCTGGCGAGTTTGTCAAAAAGTTGTTAGGGATATGAAATCGACCCCATAACGGCGTTTGCCTTATGCAAGTCGGCTTATGCGGGCATAAAAGGTTGTGTGGCTGTCTATCAGGATTTGAAGAAGACGGGCAACGATTTATCCAAAATCACAAGCGAGGTAGGCGGGGCTTTATCATCTTTTTTTAAGGGTCAAGCAGAACTTGAATCAAGCCATGAAAAAGCCGAGGTGCAACGGGAAGAAAACAAACGCAAAGGAATCAAGGACGATTTAGCCACCCAAGCAATCGACAATGTAATGTTTCTCAGGCAGACCAAACAGTTTTACGCTGATCTTGAGAGAATGGTGCGCTGGGAGATGGGGCAACCCGATCTTTGGCGTGAGATTGTTGAAGAGTATCAGCGGCTACTTGAGCAAAAGGCCGAGGACAACGCAAGGGAAATGCACAAAAAACGGGTGGCTGAATGGCGGCGACAAAGGTTAAAAAATCGGATAGTGGACAGGGCGCTGGAAACGGCGCTAATTCTTTTCGTAGCCGCTTACCTGATTATCCTAATGTGGATGATAAATCTCCATCACAAGGGCCGCTTGGGTACGTTTTTATCTTGATAATTTTTGTAATTGTGTTTGCAATGCTGTTGCCGCTAATTGGCATGATGTACGTGGATACTATGGTGACCAAGCGCGAGGCCAAAGCGCAAATGGAAAAAGTCGAAAAACTGCGAAAGCAAATTGAAGAGGAACGAAAAAATGCTAACCCTATTCTCAAGCCTAATATCATTTCTGATGGGCGGTCTCCCCAAAATCCTTGATTTCATTCAAGACAAATCCGACAAAAAGCATGAATTGGCCTTAGCCGCCATGCAGACAGAAAGGGAACTAACCCTCAAAAAAGCCGGGTTAGAGGCCCAAGAGCGCATTGAACACATCCAGACCGAGCAAATCCAGATAACCGCTGATGTGCAAATGGTGCAAGCCCAGATGCAAGAGCGCCAAGCCCTATACGCGCACGATATAGCCTTGGGACAAGGTGCATCTACCTGGGTGATCAACATGAGGGCTGCGACCCGTAGCGTCATCACTTACGGGATGTTTGTGATGTTTATGTTTGTTGAGGTGTTTGGGTTTTATTACGCATGGCACACCGGGGTGGCCTTTGACGTTGCTCTAAACCAATTGTGGGATGACGATACACAAATCATCTGGTCTTGCATCGTTAGCTTTTGGTTTGGCGGTCAAGCGTTTAAATCTAAATAGGGGCTTGATTTGGTCTTTGACTGGGCGTAGAAGAAAGCCAGAAAACTCTACACATCGACATCCTCAAATGCTGGCTTAACACCCCAAATAAATATAGCATGAACATAAGCCCCCAAGCTATTGAGATGATCAAGCACCATGAAGGCGTGAGGTTTAAGCCTTACCGCTGCCCAGCAAAACTTTGGACAATAGGAGTAGGTCATGTTTTATACCCAGATCAAGGCAAAATGCCAATCGATCAAAGAGACAGTTATGCGTTACGCCCAGAAGATAATCGCACGTTTTCAGCGGAAGAAGTAGATGGAATTCTTAGAGCCGATCTGCAACGTTTCGAGCGTGGGGTGCGTCTTTTCTGTCCTGTCGATCTTACACAAGGTATGTTTGACGGGCTTGTTTCTTTTTCTTTTAATGTCGGTCTGGGGACACTCCAGCGTTCTACGCTACGCCAAAAAGTGCTTAGAGGCGACAAAACGGGCGCTGCGGATGAATTCCTAAAGTACACCAAGGGCGGTGGAAAAGTCTTGCTAGGACTGGTTAAACGCCGTCAGGATGAACGAGCGCTATTCCTCGGCCCATAGCAGTATTTGCACAAATATCCAACCACACACAATTACAACGCCAGCACCCAAGCACAAGACTAAAAACAATTCAATCACATGACCCCCCGCATTTCCCAACCCAGCAAGAAGTAGTTCCAGCGAGTTGTCATGTTTTGATTGGCAAACTTTTCACCATCCCAAACAAGTTCTGATTCTGCATACCCTTTGCCCGTCATTAAGGCAATAAAGACTTGTCGTGCTTTCATGTGTTCTTCTCCTTGGCATAGCCGTTTTTTTGCTTGAGTTTGGCTTCAATGGCTCGGGCAAAATTAGTCAACTCAAACCCTAACCCTCCTTTTAAAACTTTGACCTGAATAGCGTCAATATCGTCTACGTCAATATCTACCCATGTGCGCTGTGGTGGCTCTTGCTCAATCTCTTGCCCCAACCTCTGAACCTCTTGCATGGAGTCTGCCAAGGCTCTCTCTGCCACCAGTTTGGCAAAGTGATAGCAAGTGAACATCTCACCATCTTCAATAGACTGACACATAGCCTTTTGCCACATGATGTCAATTTCGTGTTTGCTCATGCTTCCAACTCCAATTGAATATCACGCCATTCGCCATCAAGAATGTTGTTGTGCACAGCATCGGTGACATTTTCAACTTTCCACCATTGCTGGAGGATGCGTACTGTTTTCCCCATAGTTGTATTTGTCATAGGTTTAACTGGTATTTGGATAACACGCTCGACAAAGCGCAGTTTTGGTGTTGGTGTCATGGTTGTCTCCTTGTTTTCAACGTACCTAAGAATTTGGTGCTTGCGTGAACCTTGCAAACCCCAATCACCTTGGCGCTTTGCCAAATCTTCAAATGCCTCATCTTCATCAATCATAAATCCCCCAGAATGCGCCATTCCCTTTCCTGGCGCTTAGATTTTGACGCTACTGTTTTGCCTGTCAAGCCAATCAAGCCCAGCGTTTCAAGTTCTTTTAAACGCCGAGCCACTTGATTGCCATCCAGCCCTGTGTAAGTTGCAATGCCATCCTTGCCCAATGGCCCGTGCTGGACAAGACAGGCCACGATCAGCGACCCGTGTTTTTTAGCCAATTCCTTGGCGTTGTCCGCTGCCACAAACGAGGTCAGCGGGTCAGATTTACGCACTCTTGGAAATATAAAATCAAACATGATCAAAAGGGCATATCGTCATCGTTATCTGCTGGCAAACCCTGCATCTTAGGTTCGTAAGGGCGCGGGTCATTAAGGTATGCCCAGCCGTCCCACCCGTTTTCTTTGAGTGGGATTACGTCTAATTTCAGCATTTCGCCGTTGCGGGTTTCAATGATTGACCCAATGCGCTGATAGCGGTTTTTTTGCTGACCCTCTTTGTTGGTGTACTGGCCCACAATTGCGGTGATTTCTTTTTTGACTTTGGACATTATTTGCTTTCAATGTATTTGTTGAGTTGTTGAACTTGGGATGCGACTTCTGCAAGAAATTTGACAATCTCTGCTTCAATCTCTGCGATATATTTGTCATCACGGTCAACCCGTTTGACAAACAATTGCGCCTTGGCTGGCATTCGTGGATCGAACACCACATAGTCAGTCCATTTGCGACCTGTGCAAGCCATTTGAAATTGCATTTGGGCAAAGTATTTTGCGGGTACTTTTTGGGTTAACAAGGTTTCCAGCATTCCCTTGCTCTCGGGACATTTGATTTCTACCATGCCATCGTCCCCAACAAGGCCATCAGGGGACGCACCTGCCATGTCAATCGTGGGGTGGGGCATGAACCCTACTTCTTCCACCATTACGCCTTGTGCGGCCTCATACGCCGCCCGAGCAAATGGTTCTTGTTCAATTCCCCATTGCATAGCTTGAGAGGTAAACCCCTCTGCTTTGGTCTGGGTAATGCGCTCAAGGACTAATTGCGTCATGTAGCTATCCCGGCTTGCCGAGTAGCCTGTTTTGGTCTTAGCCATAACATCATTAACCCGGCTGGCGGTTACCTTGCCTAATCTGGCGGTAAACCATTCCTCTGTGCGTTGTTCGTCACTCATGCTTGCCCTCGCTTTCAGCATTTCTCGCTTTCAGCATTTCGTCTGCCAAACGATATGAAAAATCTGCAAGATCAATAAAATCATGTTTTGTGTGGTAAGCGGGGTCTTCAGACAAAATTGCTGTCATAGCCTTCGCCGCAAAGTAATCCCGCAGGGTCATGCCTACATGAGCAGGGTATGTAATGTCAGGGTCAACATCATCAACGCTTAATGGTCTTGGAAATGCTGGTGGCTCATTCATTTGTTTTCTCCTTTTTAGCTTTGGCAATGCGGTTTGCTTTGGCTTTGATAACTTTGGCAATCCAAGTCTGATCACCTTGGCAAGCCTCATAAGCGGCTTTGTAGGCGGTTTGCAGTTCTTCTTTGTTGGCGCTGGCATCGATGGCGGCAATGTGGTCTGCCATCATTCCAGCGTTAATCTGTGGCGTTTCTGTGAGGCGGCTGGCGGTTACACCGTCATCATCGTCAGATGGTGCAAGGCCGCTAGCGGTGAGCAACGAATAGCGCCGAGCATAAGAAAGTGCCGAGCCATACCCCATTGCATCGTGCTTGCTTGCCGGGACATGGAGTAGGCCGCACTCCATTACTTCTCCAGATTCATGCACAAATATGGTCTCAACCATCACCCCGTCTTTGCATTCAAAGGTGCGTTGCATAAGACCTATGCTATTGGCGTTTAGCGCCCCCACAACAGCGTCAATGCAAGAACTGAGGTCTGCATACTTGGATTTAAAATGAGGGTTTACAGACGTTTTTAGCGCTTTGCCAAACTGGGCTTGTGCTTTGACAAATGCGGCGGCTATTTTTGGGCCAATTGGGGTTTCCATTATTCTGATTCCTTTGCAATAAGTTTGGTTTCAAGTTCTTTGATGTATTCCTGGGCGATCTCGGCGGTCTGGATGTAGCCCCGCAAATGGGACTCCAAAAGACCAACGTGATAAGCCAAGCGGTTTTGCGCTGGTTCGCCTTCATACTGTTTGTCAGCAATGAATTTGATGTTGTCAATAAGTTCGTCTGCGTTCATTTCATGGCCTCCAAATAAAAATATCAAGGGCAAGCACAATCAAAGCAACCAAGGCCAAAAACCTGATAACTTTGTCGCCAGTGGAATGTTGAGCAACGTGAATTTCAATGGCAGCGCCATATTCCACGGTGTGGGGGAATGCTTCATTTATCGTTCTGGGGTGTTTCATCTTGTTCATCCTCTGGTTGGGTGTCGGGGTTGTAGTCTGATTGGCGGGTGAGGATTTGCCCCCACCGCCATTCTTCATAATCTTCTGTGTACATGGTGGGATGGGGCTTGCGCCCCGTTTGGGTTAATAGTCCTGACCAACCTGTGCTGGTTGTGCGCCCAAAAACTCAGGGTTGTAAGGCGCGTTGTTTTTAAAGGAAGAATTGGTTTTAATGGTGTAGACCAACTTGTCAGTGCAAACAAGCTCATTACGCAAAGCTGTTTTAGCTGCCCACCAAGAAATATTGCCAGAGGTAACTTTTCTCCAGCCCTTGCGAAAACTGGGATGGTAAAACTTGCTGTCCAACTCATCCATAGATGCGCCATCTTTGAGCAGTTCGATAAATTTGTCTTTGTTCATTTGGTTTCCTTAAAAGACCCCGAGAAGTTCAGGGCATGGGTGTATTGTTAAGCACAATTAACATTGCGTCAAGTCTTTTTTATCGGGACTTTCCCTAATGTTGCTATTTTGTTAATCTACCTTACAATGCCCAGATGACAAAAGAGCAATTAGTCCAGTTGGCAGGGTCACAAAGTGAGCTTGCAAGGATTCTTAGGATTAACAGGGCGGCGGTATCTCAATGGGTAACTGTGCCCGAGGCAAGAATTTGGCAATTGATGGCATTGCGTCCAGATTGGTTTAAAAAGTAGTGTACAATCCAACCCGTCTAGAGTGGCATCTGGACGACAACGCTAATTGTGAACCCCGCAGGTTTTTCTG